ATCAATAAATAATATATTTGATGTAGCTGCATTTAAAGTAAATCCACTTGCACCAGTTCCATTTAAAATATCTCCATTCCAACTAGATTGTGATATTTCAGTATCAACTGCGGCACCTGATGTATAAGTTCGTCTTACTATTTTAAGTGTTGTTCCATCTGCTGTAAAAAATATTCCGTTATTTGCATCAAATAAACCAACCTTTTGTTTTAAATTTGCAGTCAAAGTATTCATTACAAATGTATTAAAAATAAGTAATGATTTACCAGGTTGATAAGACATAACTCTTTTAGATTGTCTTATTGCTTTAGAAGATGCTGCTTCTGTTACATTTAAGTTAACTGTAGATTTATTGGCTGTATAAGTAATACTTGCTCCACTTGCAGTTGATGAATCAAATAAACTATTCTGTGACATTATATTTTTACTGTCAAAGATAGTTAGAGGGTTAGAAACTCTTAATCTTCCAAATGCATCAACGTTATTACCACCGATTGTAATTAACTGACCATTACCAACATTTATATTTTCACAACTCATTAGCAGCCAAACCTCATGTTAAACCATGTAAATCTTTGTAGATCTTGTTTTAATTCTTCTTGAAAAGAAAAGTTTAATTGATCTTTTAAAGTCTCTAAAGCTTGTAAAACTTGTCTTTGATTATCCGGTGAATACTGTTGACTTGGTTCTGGTATATATGTTGTAATTTTTGCCATTATCTTCTTCCATCAGGTTGAATATCTACTCTAAATAATCCATATCGCCAATTTTCATTTATGGATTCATTTTCAATTTTAATACTCATCAATCTATTCCTTGCTCTTGTATCTATTTTTGTTGTAGATGAAGTTACCGTATACGGTCCTAACATCTGGCTATTTTGTGTTTGAGATGGATAATCTCTTAACAATAATGTTACTTTAGCATTTCCGTTAAGTATTTTAAAGTCGGGTATAAATCTATTTATCTTCATTAAATACTGGCCATCTCCTTCTACATCTAAATCAAAATCACCAGATTTAATAAATGCTGGAATAGCAGTAGTTGTTTGTGTTCCACTTACACCTAAACTTACATCATTAACCCCTGTTTCATGTTCATATATTACAGATGCCCCATTTAAGTTTGTAACACCATTAATCACTGGAAAAGTTGGAACCATAGTAGAATCATATTCAGTTGCATAAGGTAATTCAAATACATCAGAGTCTGCATAAGATGTTCTTTCTAAAGACATAGTTGTCCAAGTGTTTTCTAAATAATTATATACTACAGTTCTATCTGTTTGAATGGAGCCTGATTTTGGATAGAACCATAAAACTTCATTAAATAAACTATTATGAGATCCATAAACAATGTCTCCTGAATCATAATTAATTCCTAAATTATCTCCACCTGTTGTGAATACAAAGTCTTCAACTAATGATGGTAACTGTTTAACGGTTCCATCATAGGCAAAAAATCCACCAGAATTACCCATCCAGTATATAGCGCCTTGAGCAAATATAATTGAATTTTGTCCAATACATCCACAGTTTGTTCCCACCTGCCTTACAGAGAATACAAACGGAGGTCCAACAAATTGTATTACATAAGCTGCAGTATTGGTTAGTACAAAAATATAATCTTTTCCTTGAATAGCGCCGACAATAAAATTCCCTGTATCCAGTCTAAAGGTTCCTGCTGTATTGGTTGCAGTTGGATTCCAAGTATTAAAATCTTCTTGATTTGAAAATCTTATAAACATTGGATCTTGTGTTGTTGGATCTCCAATGGTTGTCTCTGTTCCAAGTGCAAATAAATGTCTATCTCTATCTGAAACAATGGTCATAATAGATTTTGTTGGAGCATTTGAAATAACCGTTGCTCTATTTAAAAGAGGAGTTGCGACACCAGGATTCCATGAAAATGTTTTACCATTTCTAATGGTTGCAACTAATATCTGTCCAAAATTATCAAAGGACCAAAGTCCAGGACTTAAAGATGTAATTGCATTTGTTGTAGATGAACCCCAACCAGTACCTCCAGTATAAGAACCCCAGACGCCAGTTCCCCAACCATAGCCAATGGTTTGAAATGCAGGGCCAATAGTTACATAAGGAGTTGTGGTAATCGTTGAACCCCCACCTGCCATACCGGTGCCTGCTTCTGCAACGGGCATGGTAACGGTGAAAGCATTTACAGATACAACGCTAGTAACTTCAAATACATTGGTTGTAAAATTAGCGTTTGAAAAAGTTGTAACACCACCACCTGCTAAACTTGGAGATGTAAATATAATATAATCTCCAAAAGATAATCCATGATTATTTTTTGTAACGGTAACGGTTGTAGATCCTGTTGTTGATGCTAAAGTGCAAGATGTAAGGGCTGTGCCTAGTGGAGTAATATCATAAAATGCACCATCAAAATAAATGAATAAACATTTATTAGTTCCAATGGCTGCATAACGATTGCCATCAATGGCTGCCCAAGTTAAAATTTCTCTACCAGCACCTGCAAGTCTATTACTTAATATTTGAGTCCAACCACCAATTTTCTCAGGATAGCCATAACGAAAGCGTACAAAATCTCCATCAATCCACTGGCCTTCTGCAGCAGTTGCGGTGTCTTGTTTATTGAAACCTGATTTAATGGGTATCTTTTTTAGTGGCATATGTTTGTTTTACCACCTTTCTTAAAAAATGCTAGGTGTTAGTTAGACCAAGGTAATTCTTTATCAGGATTAATGACTTCTCCTGTTGTATTTTCACCCATAGCTTTAGTATTTCTTTGATTAGTTATTAAATTTTCAATAACAATTTTACATTCATTTTCTGTTTCTAAAATCCAATTATTAACTTGTTGTTTTGTTAAATTATTATAATCAATAAAATTGTTTAATTCAGGTTCTTGTAAATCACACCATTTTGAGTGATTATCAGTTAATCCATTTTCATCAACTCCTGTTACTGTAATACCAATTCTATAAATAACATTATTTAATGTTTTGGTATTTTTAGTTTTTAATACGTCTATTTTAGTTGTATAATTTATCATAATTTTTATCCAAAAAAGTACATTACATTAACAGCATAATTTCCAGAACCTGCTGCAAAAGAAATATTTAAATAATTACCATTCATAGCTACATTGACAGTTCCAAATCCGTTACCATGTGCAGGTTTAGCTATTTGTGTAAGTGTGTAAGTAGAAGAAGATCTAACTGCTATTCCCATATAAAAACTCATATTAACAGGTAAATTTTCTTGACCAGCAACAAATATCAAAGCATTTGGATATGTAGTATCTAATAAATATGCAGTTGATGATGCACCTGATCCACTACCTAAAGCTGGAAATCGTAAATTTCTTGCAGGTAATATTCTCATGCCTTCTCCACCATCAGTTGTAAATGCAAGAGTGTTTGCAGTTGGTGAAAAAATTCCTGTATTAACATCTCCTGTAAAAGTCATAGATGGTAAAAGCGCTGTTCCAAGAGGATGAACAGTTTGAGCATCGCTATTTATTCTTAATGCCTCAGTCCCACCTTCAGTAAATGCTATTGTATCTGCAGCCGGGAAAAATGCCCCTGTGTTTAAATCTCCTGATGTTGTAATAGAAGGTAAAGATACTGTGCCCGCAGGAAAGGTTACTGGGGAAGTTAAACTTACTCCTAAACTATTTACTTTTGTAATTGGCATTATTTTAATCTATTAGCTTGTTCAATTTTAAATTGATTATATCTTGCTTTAACATCCTCTGTCCATGCGGTATTGCAAATATCTTTAACCTTTTGTTCCTGATTTGTTATATCCATATCAGGAGTTAATATCCATCTACGGAATGTCTTTGATACAAACACTCCATCTCTTTCAATGGTAGTTGCTTGGCGAACTTGGATATTCCAATCGTTCACCACTTCTATTCTATCTATCTCTATTTTTTCTGTTAGTGCCATAATTTATCCTTTGTTATACGAAATAAAAGCCATTAATATATAATTGACCACTATTACCAATTTGTCCAACACCACCATTACCATTATCTTCTGATGTTGCTAAACTAGCAGTAGTTGAACTTTCTGAAACATTAAAATAAGGTGCTGTTCCCGCTGTAAAATCAACTTGATAAGTTCCTACATTTATAATTGTTCTTCCAGAAAGATCAGGTAAATTTCCAGAAGTAAAAGGTAAGGAAATTGTAGTTGAACCAGTAGTCCAAACACCACTTGTAGAAGAAACAACTAATACACCTTGGATATAAACTACTCTACCAATTTTAGTGTAAGAAAGTTCATTAAAAGAACTATTTAATGTGATAGTTACAATTGCAGCACTATCTGTCATTGTTACTGTATAAGTCCCTTCTTCATAATCATCTAAAGTATTAGCATCAGATGAAGCTGATTCTGTCGCTGGAAAACTAACTCCTGCACCCGATGCCGCTGGAGTTGCACCTCCAACACCTATGGTTGAAGCAAAAGTCATGGTTCCAGTTGTTGCAAGTTTAGAAAGTGCTATTGCTGCATTTGATGCAACACTTGCATTTGTCACACTACCATCTGTCGGTTTACCAATATCAAACACATTTCCTAAAATTAAAATAAAATCTATAACGTCCGTTGCGGATAATGTACTTGCAAACGTAATCTGAGATCCTGATACTGTGTAAGCACCAACTGGAGCTTGAATAACACCATTTAAAGATACGATACAATTTTGAGCGGCACCTGGAATGACAGGAGAGCTGCCAACAGTTAAGTTATAAGTTGCTGTTGCTGAAGTTGTGATTGTGTCACAAAGTTGGTAGGCGCCGGTAAGAGGCGTTTTTCCGATATATGGCATTAGTTATTTCCTCCGTTATCTATAACAGTTCCACCTTCAGAAATCCACTTTTGAATATCTTGGTAGTCTGTGTTTGCTGGGTCTAGGGGTACTGATAATTGTATATTAGAATCCACATAAGTTACTTGGTAACTTACAAATTTTCCTAAAAAATAATTTTTTGTAATTGTATTAATCATAATTATAATTCGGAATTTAATGATATAAAAGCAGAAGCATTATTTGTTTCAAATAATCCTGCATGACCAACAGTTCCACTTACTTCTGAATCGTTGTACAAATTTACCATATTTTTTTGTGAATTGTTTAAAGTAAAACTGTTAAAAGAATCACTACTTGAATTTCTAAACATTCTATAATAGTCAGTACCAGTTACAATATTTAAAGAGGGAGATGTTCTCATTTGTACTGGTGGTTGAATATTCATAAATATTTGAGTACTTGAATAATACCCACCTACTCCTATTGGCAAGTTAGTTGCTCCTGAAACATGATTATAATAATACCGAAAACATCTACTTAAATTAGTATCAATCGGCATAAACTCAAATCCGCTTGCCTGTTCCCCTGCTTCCAGCTGCACGCCTGTGATTAAGAAATCATTTGAAGTACTATCGGCTATATTAACTTGGCCCACGGCTCTATTAGCATTTACTGTTGAAGCCCAAGTAGTTTGTAAAGTTCCTGATGTATAGTCAGTTCCAGCACCTAACCAAAAATTTAAAATAAAACTTACGTCATTATCATTACCTAATGTACCAGTTGTA